GCATTAGGTGCAGCAGGAATAAAAAACTTTGTTGTTTTACAAGATGGAATAAATAATCAAACTAAAGCCTTTAAAGAAGCAGGATCAGAAATAAGTACCTATACCAAAATATTAAATCAATTAAGAACTGAGGAAGCCAAAACAGGAAATTTATTTGCTGATCCAATTAAAAAGGATAAAAAACAAGATTTTAAAAGAGATCCAATTTTTACTGCAAAGTCTAGCATTAATGAATTAGATTTATTCTTAGAAAAATATCAAAAGTCTGTAGCCTTATTAAATAAAACTCCTTTAGTACCATTTCCTGGAATAAAAGAACGGTTAAATGTAGTTACTAAGGAATTTATAGCGTGGAATGCAAGTATATCAAATATTATTAATGGCAGTTTAGTACAAACATTTGCAGGGATAGGTAATGCCATTGGCGATGCATTATCAACAGGCACAAGTTTAGCGCAAAATTTAGGTAATGCTTTGTTAAGTAGTTTAGGATCTGTTTTAGGTCAATTAGGGCAAATGGCTATTGCTACAGGTGTTGCTTTATTAGGTATTCAAACTGCATTAAAAACATTAAATCCATTTGTTGCTATTGCAGCAGGTGTTGCACTATTAGCATTGAGTGGAGTTGTAAGAGGTCAAGCATCAAAATTAGGTGGTTCTATGGGTGGAGGCGGTGGTTCTGGAGGTAATTTTTCAGCACCTGTCCCACAAGCATCATCAACAATTAGTACAAGCGCAGCAGGATCATCTCAAGACTTTGGTGGTGGCAGAGTTGTATTTGAGATTTCAGGAACTAACTTAATTGGTGTATTAAATAGAGCAGGTGCTAAACTTCAAAGATTCGGACCATAATGTATAACCTTAAATACTTTTTTACCTTTTACGCAGATAGAGATACTAGGATTGAGAATGGTACTCCAGATGATTATACTTGTGATATATCGCAGTTAGATTATGATGGTGAAGTAATAGAAATTCAGGCTCAACAAAATCCTATTCAGATAAATTATCAGAATACTTCAAGCAATAAGCTAGAGGCTATCATAGGCTCAGAGTGTACCTTAAACCTAATAGCAACTGAGGACTTTGAATTAGAGGATTTATATACCGAAAATGAAAGGGAGTTTTTAGTAGAGATATTTAGAAATGGAGGCTTAATTTGGTCAGGCTTTATCATTCCAGATGGATGTCAGGAAGCCTTCACCTTTGCACCTTATCCAATTTCTGTAAATGCCGTTGATGGTTTAGGGTTGCTTAAAAATCTGTCCTATGTCCAGAATGATGGTAATTTCTATTTAGGCAAACAAAGTTTTTTAGAGGTTATAAATGCCTGTCTAATACGATTAGATGCTCCTAGTTTAGTCTTAAATACTTGCGTTAATATTTATGAAACGAGCATGACTCAGGGCAACTCATACGATCCTCTGGCATTGTCTTTTGTAAATAGTGAGCGTTATCTAAAGGATGACCAATTTACTCCAATGAATTGCGAGGATGTATTAAGGTCAATACTTGAGGAATGGACTGCGGTGATGATACAAAGCGGTGGTGAATGGTATATTTATAGACCAACTGAATTGGCATTAAGTGGTGATTTAACGTTTAGAAAATATTTAGATGGGCAGAGAGTTTATGATCAGCCTACTGTTACGATTAACTTAGATGCTACTTTAGGAGGTGAGAGTGAAGGCGTTATTTTATCGCCTTATTTCCATATTAATACCGACCAGATGAAGATGATAGATAGACCATATAAAAATGCGTCTATGTCTTATGTATTTGGTCAGCTACAGAATTTAAATGAAAAACTAGCTAATCCATATTTAACAGGCTTTTCTAGGGGATGCGTAGGCGATCCAGCACTTCCTTGTGATAGTGTTACAATTCCGGGCTATACTAAGACAGGTACAATGTATTTAGGTACATCGCTATCAGGCAAATTGATTTTCTTTTCTGATGGTGGCACTTATCCAACTTTAACCAATTATTACCAAAATAATAATACCATTAGTGTAGATAATGGTAATAAAATAAAAATTCTTATTGATTACGAAAATCCTGATCCTTTGTTTAGTACGGATATGAATTTTGTAATTAGTTTATATGATGGATTAGATACTTATTATTTACAGGCAGATGGAGGTTGGGCAAATACTCCAACTGTATCTGGAATAAATTATTATCAGATCAGGTCAACTGTTGGCGTGGGTGGTACTGAATCAATTATATCATCTGTTGTACCTGCAACTGGTTTGTTTACCAAAGTAGTTACGTTTAGAATTTTAGCACCATCAGGGACTGTTAATGATATTATTTATACTCGAATCTCTGGATTTGTTTTAATAGATTTTGGCGACCAAATAGGAGAAACTCATACGGCTACGCAAACAGGTAAATTTACTTTTGTGCCTGAGACTATCAATGTATTTAATGGTGATAGTCCAAATGAATTATATGTTGGTGCTATATATCAGGATGATGAGGTTACTTTGACAGAACGATGGGTAAGGCGTGGAATATCTGAGAGTATATTAGCAGAGCCTTATGAGGTTAATAAAGAATTTTTAAGGATTGCAGTTGAGGAAAAACAGAGGTTATATGCAGGACCATTTGTAAGGTTTGAGGGTTCTATATTTGGATATTTCAATCCTGTCACTAGATGGTCAATTAACTCAATTACAGGGTACTTTATGAATCTAAGTTTAAACTATGATTTGCAACAGAATATCTGTAAAGCAGTTTTAGGCAGGATTGTAAATGAAGAGATAGCTTTAGATTATGTTAAAACTCCAGACTATGGAGCAACAACTCGGGTAACAGTAAAAGGAACGCCATGATGTTATACATAAACGATATACCTGTAGGGTGTTTGAGTTCTGTTAGTAGATCAGAGCAGATATCTTTTATAGGTACTTGCAAGACTACGCAGTCAGGCGCTCAGGCTCAATTAGGGAGGCTCTACACCTACTCAATTCCTTTTGAGGGTGTTATGACTACAGATAATAGTATAATGTCATGGACAGGCTTAAAAGCGTTAGAGAGAATTAAGGTAAATTGGGAAATTGTTGGTCCTGATATTGAAGCAGGTCAGGGATTCATTGAGAATCTTGAGATATTAGGTGAGGTTACAGATTTTATAAAATTTAGTGGGAGTATAACAGGCTATGACTAATTTAATGCTTTACATCAATGACTTGCCAGTAGGTTGCTTATTAAGCAATAGCTTGAGCGAATCTATTAGTTTTATAAAGACTTGCAAAAGCACAGAGGAAATGGGACAAAAGCAGTTAGGTCAGTTGCATTCTTATTCTGTAAATTTTGAGGCGGTTTATGCCGTAGATCAGGCAATCATTGGTTGGAATGATATTAAGGATTTAGGCAGGTCTAGGAAGATTATGGATTGGTCTATGGTAAACCTAGATACAAACGAAGGAGATGCAGGAGAGGGATTTTTAGAAAATTTGGAGATAACAGGAACATCAGAGGATTTTATTAAATTTGCAGGAACGATAACAGGATATGGAGCAATAATTGATTCTAATCAAATATTCTACGTTTGGGCATCTGATACTGATACCTATGTTGATAATGGCGGTGATGAATATGTACTTGTAAATTAAAAGATATGCCAGTAATTAATGGAGTTTATTTAAAGGATTTTGCTGCTTTACCTAGCGCAGTAGTTGATGCTAACATCATACCTATTGCAATAACAGGCGATCAGATAGCGTATAGGACAACTGTTGGAGGTATTGTTACGGATGCCAGAGTAACTAGTAAACTATTGACTGGCTTATCGGTCACAGGTGGCGCTATTGCGTCAACCGATACTATCTTACAAGCATTTGGCAAAGTACAAAACCAGATCAATAGCAAAGTGAGTTCAGTTGGTTTAACCATGCCATCGGCTTTCTCGGTTGCTAACTCTCCAATTACAAGCGCAGGGACTTTGGCAGTAACGGCAATAGGTGCAGCATCTCAATACATCAGAGGCGATGGAGCATTAGCTGATTTTCCAACAACTGGGGGCGGTGGCTCATCGGTTGCCTATTATCTAAACGGCTCTGTCAATCAGGGTACTTTTGTAGGTAATACGTACTACGAAATGAATAAAACTCCTGTCATTGGTACAGGTACTGATTTTACTATTGGCGCTGATGGATATATTGCTCAATTTATAACAGACGCAAACGATCCTGCATCTTTACTAATACCGGCAGGTAATTGGAACGTAGAGATGTATTTTAGTGCATCTTCTAGCGGAGGTACTCCATCATTTTACGTAGAGGTGTACAAATATAACGGCACTACTTTTACGTTATTAGGTTCTAGTGCAACTACGCCAGAGGGCATTACAAATGGAACGGCAATAGATATTTATTATACATCTGTAGGTATTCCTGAGACAGTTTTAACAAT